ATTAGGAAGATATTGATTTACGAATCTTCTGTATAATTCTTTAGCAAAAAGATTATCAAGATTATGAATTGTTGATCCTACAGCGTGAGAAGACTGTACCAGACTGGATTCTCCGCTATAAACTTGATGACCCTTCTGATCATATGCTGTGACAGCAGAAACTCCGCGCTTTACACCAACAAATGCTGAAGGTTGGTAATTTTGTCCCGCACTGTGGATTGTGAAACCTGTAATTTCTCCAAAACCAACGTCACAAGATGCTTCTGGAACAGGAGGAGCAGCAATAAAGACCTTAGGAGGTTCTGTATCTGAGTATCCAGTACCAAAACTAGTGATATTGATGTCAGTGATCTCACCATTGAAGATGGTAGCAACAGCAGTTGCACCAGTACCACCAATAGGTTGACCGTTGGTATCCTTTCTATTATCAACGATATACACAGATGGAGCATCTGTATAACCCTTACCACCAGTTAGTAGTTCAATATTAGTAACTCTACCACCAGTACAAGACACATCAAGGATCTGTGCACCAACAGGATCGATAATTCTTGCCCTGATGTTACCTTCATATCCTTGACCTGATGATATGATGTCAATTCTTTCAACTCTACCGTCAGCATCAAGGACTGCCTGAGCAGTTGCATTGATAGCATTATCCCCAGTAGGAGGATCCATATACACCAAAGGTGCAGTTGTGTACCCAGAACCAGAAGCGGTTACTGAGATTGATCCTGCGACGATTGATCCGTTTTCAACTGTAGGATCTGATATAGTAGCACCACCAGGATTAACAAACTTAATTGAAGGAATGCGGTCATATCCACTTCCTGAAGAAGTGACACGCAATTCCGATACACCTTCGAGTTCATCTGAGACAATAGCAGTAATTTGTGCTCTGGTTCCCTCATCATCAGCAGGAGCATCTACAACTACGATAGGTGGGTTGTTAGAAGAGTAACCTTGTCCAGAGAATAGGAGTTGAGTATTCTTGATACCATTTACAAGTGCTTCTGCTGTAGCACCTGAACCAGTACCCTTATTTGACTGGATAGTGATTCTAGGAGCAAAACTTACTCTATAACCAGAACCACCATTTCTGACAAGGATGTCATTGACAGCACCGCCCTCGATTTGAGATACTGCTGAAGCACCTGAACCAAATTCAGGAGCAATGAGTTCAACAGAACGTACATCTATTGTAGCATTTTGTGAGACAGGTTGCTTGAAGATGAGTTTATCTTCAAAAACTGTGAAATCCTCAAAAGGTCTCTTTTCAACTCTGTTAACAACAACGATTGATGAAACAGTAGAAAGAGGACTGTAAGGTTGAGTATTGAGTTTCAGTGAAAACTCAGTAGCATCATTAAGAACATTAATAGTGTCCAGAGAACGTACTGGAACGCTTGTATAACCGATAAGGTAACGAATGGTATTGATTGCACCTGTCAACGCTCCTGTAGTCGGTTCTGGAGGGTTTACAAAGCGAATACGGTCACCTTCAACGAAGTAATCCCTATCAGGGAACATAAACTCGTTATTTACAACCACCAAAAGGTGATTTGAAGACTGAGGTGAAACTGGTCTACCTAACAGTCTTAAATTAAATTCTGTTGTAGAATTATTAAACTGACTATTGATAGGTTCGAATTCTTGAACTTTTCTATCAAATTCTTGCTTATTAACTCCTGGCGTGAAAACAATGTCAGGAGAATGTGTTACAGACTCGTAATATAGAACTTCATTGTCAATCTTTAGAGTGCCATCTTTCTCTAAGAAGTAATTTACATTCTCAGCAATAATTTTGTTCTGCGTAGGATCAACCGCCTCCAACACAGCAGACTCTGATGACAAGAAATTAGGATTAAATTCTCCTGACCCAATGTCAACATATGCTAGTATATTGTTTAGGATGTCGTATGGACGCCCTGATTTCTCTTGTGACTTATAGTATTCTGTCAGCAAGTTGACGAACTGGTCGTTATCCTCCTTGATAAACGCAGGAATCTGACTGTTCAGTCTCTGGGAGACCTTAATTGCTGTGTTATGTGCAACCATCTTTTAAGTACGGCGGTCTTAGAAACAGGAGTTGAACTCGGGGAGTTCAAACACTGTGCTTGGATAATCAATGATATTTAGTGCGGTTCCGTCAAAGTTGATTGCAGTAAAGTCGAACGGATCGAATGCGCCAATATTGCTGCCATCAATAGTGTAATCAATGGTTGTTACAATCGGGTTAAAGATTGTTGGGTCAACACCAGAACCAATGTTGATATTTGGTGATTTTGGAATCACAGTAACTGGAATACGAGGTGTTCCGTCAGGAGTAGAATGTACATCTACAGGACCAACACAAACCTGTCCAGACTTGTAATCTACAGTACCAACTGAAGATTTAAGGGTAACTTCCTTCTCATCCTGTTTTGTAACCATAATGAGGTTTCCATAACCATCATCACGAATATTTACAGGAAGAAGTGCTGATGTGTCATTATCAATGAATGATGTAGCAGAAATAGAGTTAGATGATGTACCCTGAATAGCAAGAAGGTTTTCTGTGTAACCAGTAGCATAGAATGTACCAGTCTTCACACTTGAATACTTCGGTAAACATTGTCCATCAGAACCGTCTCCACTTCCTCCTTTTGGACCACCAGAGAGATCATTAGGATTCTCAATCTCATTTTCAAAGTCAACACACTTGGAGAAGGTTTGACCAAACTCAAATCCTTCAACATTCATACCAAGGGTCATATGAGTGACATTACCGCTAATAGCAGGATCTGAATCGTCAATCATTCTCTGATATGCAGAGATGTCAATCCTACCGCTGAATCTAGAAGAAGAACCTTGATTATTGTACTGATCGATAGATCCAAGGATAGTTGTCGCAATTTCGTTGTTTGACAGTGCAGTTTTAGTACCATCAAAGAACGCCCAAGTCTTAGGTCTGATATAAAGTGAAATAGGATCAATAATTACTGGTTCAATAGCAGCAATCGCATATTTCTGCAAATTGTTCTTAATACGCTTCTTAGTTGTGGTATTCAGCGTAGCACCTGACTTAGTACGGATAGCAACGTACACCTTTCCGTAAACTGGTGGATTTAGACGCTCTCCACCATATGCAGTTACAGATCTTGCTTGAGGATACACCTTTTTAGTGATGTATTCGTAATCTGACTCAGTAACCGCTCTGTTCTGACTGTTAAACGCCCTAGGAGCGTTATATTTGATGCTCAGGGTAGTCTCTAGGTTCTCACCGTCTTGAGACCCGTCTATGGTCGCTAGAGAGACACTGGCATTGTTGATGAAACGGTTTTCACTGTCAACAACTCTACCAATGAAGTTAAATCGCTTACATCCGTTTGCATCGGGACCATCAGTACGAACATACTTCAAACGGATGACCTCACCAGAGATCAACCTACGACAAATAACGCCATCACCAAAAATGACGTTATAACGTAGATCATCAGTCTCTTCTAGGAAGTAACCACGAGTTGTACCGTCTACATCAACAATATTCTGTACAAGGTTATAAGTATCGATTTCTGTTGACTGTGCATTAGGAGAAATGGACACTGATAGCAGCGTAGTGTCCACATTCTCTGCAGGAATTAAGTATTCTCTCTTGTTAACGTCATCAACTGTGTAAGTGTACTCAAGAGTGTTACCTTGATAGATGATAATCTTATCAAACGTCGCAACACCATCAGATTGATTAACAGTTGCTCTGATTTCGTTAGGGAGAGTGAACGTGTATGGTTCACCATTAGTAGTAGAAACAAAAACATCTCCAGCTTGGAGAGTGACTTGTGTTGGGAACGATACGCCATCACCTAGGTATGCTGTCTGCACACTGAATCTAACACACGCTTTGGACGCTTTGATAGATCTAGGAGTATAATTAAGTTGCTTGGCAATCTTTACAACGTTGTCTCTAACAGTTGCAGATTCCAAAAACGCCTCATTCATCGCCATATTAGCGTTAAATGCAGCATAGTATGTGTTATATGACAGAACGTCCAAAAGATATGACGCAGCACTACCATCAAAGTCATAGTCCGTGAACTCATCTCTCGTTCGCAGATATGATCTGATCGATTCTCTGATTTCAGTAAAATCTAAGGATGTTAAATTTGAGGGAATTGCTGCCATTTTTTACGCCTTCTCTAAGAGGAAGTCTACAGTGTAAACAAGTTGTTCACCAATGATTGTGTAATCAATCTCCACTGCTAGTTCGTTAGTATCATCGACACTACAACGAACATCATTAACTGCCACCCTAGGTTCTAGACGTTTCAGCGTATTTCTGATTTCGTCAGTCAAACCCTCAATCATAAAGACATCGAAGTTTTCAAACAACATCGATTTGACACGAGAACCTGTTTTTGGTTGAAATGGTCTTTCACCAAATTGTGTCAACAACAGGTTCTTCATTGCCTGCTTGATTGCGTTTTCGTTTTTGACAATAGAAAAATCTTCAGTATTAGGATTTGCTTTCATCCCAATACTGAAGTCCCTAAACTGTCTGCTTAGGTTTTTCTCTGCCTTGAACCTGTAACGCGCCACGATCTGATACTTGTTTTAAGTATTTATCAGCTCTAGGATCAGTTACTAGTCTCATACCAGATTGGATGAACCAATCCGCTTGATCTACCCTAACCATAATTGTTCTCCGTTGTTAAATGAAGAACTTTTATAGTGGTTCCTATCACTAATGCTTTTATTTAGATTCCTTCCACGTAGGAGGATGAAAAGCACAATATTCATTGAATGTAATCTTCATCTCTTTATTAGTGAGACCACAATGCTCTGCTGCTTTAGGAAGATTCCATTTAGCACCCCAGAGCATTTCCATCGCTTCGCGAGTCTCAGGTCTCATCGACCTTGACCCCTATACTTCTTCTTCGCCTTATTACGGGAAGTTGCTGAGTATTTTGTGTTCTTAGAACTTCCTTGACGGGTGCTCTTAGGAGCAGACTCAATAAAGACGCCTCCAGAGAGACCTACTTTTGCTCGTGCCATAATTGTTGTGTGACTACCGTAGAATTATAACACATTTATCCTGCTAGGACATTAGGAGATCCATAAGCGATCTTAGAAGAGCACGGATACCCCTTCGGACCTAGTGAATCACCCAATCTACCTATCGGTATCTTGAACGCCCTTACAGACTGATATAGACCCGTTGAGAGGACTCTAGGGTGACCGCCTGATATATCCTCAGCAGTCAGAAGTGAACAGACTGTTGGAGTCGGAATAATACAAGTTGCTTTACCGCAAGGACACAAATAATTAATAATATTGGTTGTCGGTGACAAATGAGGTGTAAATGCATCACCATTAATCATAATTGGCAGACCATTGACCACTACCATCGCCCTAGCAGGGTTAAGAGCAGTCAAAGGCACCAAAGGAGTAGGTGGCCACAAGCAAGTTTTGTTTTTCATCACGATTCCTAACCTAATAGGAGGTGTTTTACACGCTTGTGTAGAGTGAATTGTAGAAGGAATCGGAATACCGTGTCCTGTACAGGGTAAACCGTTATGATTCGCTACTGGTTTGTTTAATCCTAGTGCCATTAGTATTCCGTTAGATCACATTCGTCGAAATATGGGTTCCCAAAGTTATCTAGGGACCTATCCATAAGGATAGTTGCTCCTGTCAAGTAGTTTGTATAGTTCAATCTACCCGAAATCGCTGCAAGTTCAATGTTATTGTCAATATCTGAGATCGCACCTGGGTCAAAAGCGATGGTTGCATAGATCACATTTCTTAATGCAGCACAGTTAAAGAAGTAATTACTGAATGGAGCATTGCTACAGAGGTTACTTGCCCAGTCATCACTCGCATTTCCACTGTTATCCCAAGAGTTATAGGTATCCAATACACCATCTACCACAAAATTATGCCAACAGGGATTCGGAAACTTGCCTCCAGCGCAGGATGCGAGTTGAATTGTGTTGTATGTAAGGGTATCAGTCTGTGTTGTGGGTGGATTACCAGTAGTAACAGTGTGTGTAGAGGGGCCTGTACCG